AAAGAACAAAGTTTGATGCAACAATAAGTTCTGGTTTAGCTATAATGGCTTGTAACAGACACTTGTATAGACCACACGCTGAATATAAAAAGCAACCATTAAATGTAAGTATCTCTAGATATAGTAATACTGGTAACACATCAAGAATAATAAAATAAAAATATGGCAGAGTCTGTTGTAAAGAGTTATTTTCCAAGTCAAGTAGTTAGCGATGCTGAAAAGTTAAGTTATGACTACGGGTTAAAAGTTGCGAAAGCAATAGAAACAGAGTGGTTTCATAATGATAGAAATCACAATAGGTATCAAAACAACCTTAATGACTTTCACAAGTTAAGGCTGTACGCTAGAGGAGAGCAATCAGTTCAAAAATATAAAGACGAGTTATCAATAAATGGAGACTTATCTTATTTAAACTTAGACTGGACACCTGTTCCAATAATCCCTAAGTTTGTTGATATTGTAGTTAACGGTATAGCTGATAGGGCTTTTGAAATAAAAGCTTACTCACAAGACGAGTATGGAGTTTCTAAAAGAACAGAATACATGCAAAGTATTCTTGATGATATGGCCGCTAAAGAAATGAACAACTTTGTGGCAGACGAGTTTGGAATCAACTTGTACCAAAACGATCCTGAAACTCTACCTGAAAATAATGAAGAGCTAGAGCTACACATGCAGTTAAACTATAAGCAAGCTGTAGAAATAGCTGAAGAGCAAGCTTTAAACGTTTTGCTTGAAGGTAATAATTACGACTTAATAAAGAAAAGATTATACTACGACTTGACAGTCTTAGGTATTGGCGCTGTTAAAACTGATTTTACTACATCTGAAGGTGTTACTATAGATTATGTTGATCCAGCTGACCTTGTTTATTCCTATACTGAGTCACCATATTTCGATGACATATACTATGTTGGGGAAGTTAAGACTATACCTATTAACGAGCTTGCTAAGCAATTTCCTTACTTAACGCAAGAAGACTTAGAAGAGATACAACAGTCTGGCTACACTCAAACAAACTCTTATCAGGGCGGGTCTGGATACGGAGACTCTGACAACAATAAAGTTCAAGTTTTATATTTTAACTATAAAACGCACATGAACGAAGTTTATAAAGTAAAAGAAACTGGAAGTGGAGCTGACAAGCTTATAGAAAAAGATGATAGTTTTAATCCACCTGAAGGTGTTGAAGGTAATTTTTCAAAACTTGAGAGGGCTATTGAAACATTGTATGAAGGAGCTTTGATACTTGGCACTAACAAGTTGCTAAAGTGGGAGATGTCTGATAACATGATGAGATCTAAGAGTAATTTTACGAAAGTTAAAATGAACTACAGCATCGTTGCGCCTCGCATGTATAAAGGTCGCATAGAATCTTTAGTTAAGCGTATAACTGGTTTTGCTGATATGATTCAGCTTACTCATTTAAAATTACAACAAGTAATGTCGCGCATGGTTCCAGATGGAGTTTATTTAGATGCCGACGGTTTAGCTGAAGTAGATTTAGGTAATGGTACTAATTATAACCCTCAAGAAGCTTTAAACATGTTCTTCCAAACAGGTTCTGTTATTGGTAGATCATTTACTTCTGAAGGAGATATGAATCCTGGTAAAGTACCTATTCAAGAAATAACATCTGGATCAGGAGGCAACAAGATAAACGCTTTAATAGGTAATTACAACTATTACCTACAGATGATACGTGATGTAACCGGGCTTAACGAAGCGCGTGACGGTAGCTTGCCCGATGAAAGGGCTTTAGTTGGTATTCAAAAAATGGCAGCGGCAAACTCAAATACCGCTACTAGACACATATTAGACTCAGGTTTGTTTATAACAGCTGAGACAGCAGAAAAACTTTCGCTTCGTATATCTGATATTATAGAATACTCTCCTACAAAAGAAGCTTTTATACAAAGTATAGGTGTACACAACGTTGCTACGCTAAAAGAAATGTCTGAACTTCATTTATATGACTTTGGTATATTTTTAGATTTAGCTCCAGATGAAGAGCAAAAAGCTTTATTAGAAAATAATATCCAGCAAGCATTAGCTCAGAAAACTATAGATATAGAAGACGCTATAGATCTTAGAGATATATCTAACATTAAAGTAGCTAACCAACTGCTTAAGCTTAGAAGAAATAAAAAACAAAAACAAGATCAGCAGGCGCAGCAGCAGAACATACAAGCTCAAGCTCAAGCTAACGTTCAACAGCAACAAGCCGCTGCTCAGCTAGAAATTCAAAAACAACAAGCTTTAAAACAGGCTGAGGCTCAACTGTTGCAAATGCAGTCTCAATTAGATGCTGGTAAAATGCAGGCTGAAACTCAAATGAAATCTCAGTTAGCTGCTCAGAAGTTTCAATACGACATGCAGCTGAAATCTCTAGAATCTAACGTGTTAAAAAATAGAGAAAAAACTAAAGAAGATAGAAAAGACAAAAGGACTAAAATACAAGCTACTCAACAATCGGAAATGATTGAACAGAGAAAATCAGGTAAAGCACCTAAAAACTTTGAGCAAACGAGTAATGATATACTTGGAGGTGGATTAGACTTAGGTGGCTTTCAACCTAAATAATTAATTATATAATATTTTATCATGGAAGAAAATGAAAACGTAGTTGAAGAAACTACACAAGAACAAACTGTAGATACAGTTGATGAAAGTAAGTTTGAAAGCGCTGGAGATGACAGTGTAATCAAAATAGACTTAGACAAACCAATTGAAGATGAAAAACCAGAAGAAACAACAGAAGCTGCAGATGGCTCAACTGACGACACAAGAGTGGTTGGAAGCGATGAAAGTGCCGACGCCACACCGGAACAAGAAGAAGTACAACCGGAAGCCGAAGCACAAGATGCAATACTAGAAGAAGTAACTGAAGAAGAGGTAAAAGAAGAAGTTGAGCAGGTTACAGAAGAAGTAGAAGAAGCTATTGCTGAAGCTAAAGAGACTGGAAAACCATTACCAGAAAATATTCAAAAGTTAGTTGACTTTATGAGTGACACTGGTGGTGATATAGAAGACTATGTCAAGTTAAACAAAGATTATTCAAATCTAGACAACTTGAGTCTTCTAAAGGAGTACTATAAACAAACTAAACCTCATCTAGACTTGGAAGAAATAAACTTCATGATGGAAGATCAATTTGCATTTGATGAAGAACTAGACGAGGAAAGAGATATAAAAAGAAAGAAATTAGCTTTGAAGGAGCAAGTTGCTCAAGCAAAGAACCACTTGGAAAGTGTAAAATCCAAATACTATGAAGACATCAAGTATGGCTCTAAGTTGACACAAGATCAACAAAAAGCCGTTGATTTCTTTAATAGATATAACAAGGAGTCGGAAGACAACAGGAAAGTAGCTGAAAAACAGCAAAGAACGTTTTTAAACAAGACTAGTCAACTATTCAACAAAGACTTCAAAGGTTTTGAATACAATGTTGGAGATAAAAAGTACAGGTTTAATGTTAAAAACGCTGACGCTGTTAAAGATACTCAAAGCGATATTAATAACTTCATAGGAAAGTTTCTTAATGAAAGTAATGAAATACAAGATGCTAAGGGTTATCACAAAGGTTTATTCACAGCTATGAATGCTGATGCTGTAGCGCAGCACTTTTATGAGCAAGGTAAAGCAGACGCTTTAAAACAAAGTGTAGCTAAATCTAAAAACGTTAATATGAATCCACGCCAACAATTTGGCGGAGTTCCTAATAACAGCGATATGAAAGTTAAAGTGCTAGGTGATAATTCTTCTGATTTTAAGTTTAAAATTAAAAACAGAAAATAATTTATTAACCCATTTAAAACTATAAAAAAATGGCAATTACTAATGGAACGTTATTAAACAGCGTGCCTTCTTCAAGAAAGCAAACACTGTCTAATAACTATTTAGATCTTGCGGCAACTGCAAACGAAGGTTGGGCGCAACAATACTTACCAGATCTTATGGAGAAAGAAGCTGAGGTTTTCGGACCAAGAACAATTTCAGGTTTTCTTTCACAAGTAGGAGCTGAAGAGGCTATGACAGCTGATCAAGTTGTATGGTCTGAGCAATCAAGACTACACTTGTCTTATAAAGGTGATATTGATACTAACAATATTATTACTGTTCAGTGTGATATTGATGAAAATGATTTTGCTGCTGGTGGTATTACTAACCACGGTATTAGAGCAAATGATACAGTTATCGTAGCTGCTCCAACAGGAGTATTTAAAGCGATGGTAACTGGTGTCTCTGGTGCTGCTGTTACAGTTGCAACTTACGACGGTAGTCTTATCCCAACTTCAGGTAACACTGCTGATAAAGGAACTACTATCTTAGTTTACGGATCTGAATTCGTAAAAGGTGTTGGTTACAACAACAAAGGTGGTACTCACTCTGATAGTAGAGGCGCTAACGAGCCAAGCTTCAAGTCGTTTACTAACAAGCCAATCATTATGAAAGACTATTACGAAGTATCTGGATCAGATGCATCTCGTATCGGTTGGGTAGAGGTTTCTACTGAAGGTGGACAAGGCGGTTACTTATGGTACTTAAAAGCTGAGTCTGATACTCGTGCTCGTTTTACTGACTACGTTGAAATGGCTATGTTAGAGTCTGAAATTGGTTTAGACGCAACTAGTGAAACTACTGTTGATGATACTCTTTACGGAGCAGACGGTGGTGAGAAAGTTGGTACTGAAGGTTTATTCGCCGCTATTGAAAGTAGAGGTAATGTAACTTCTGGTGTAACTGGTGTTAACGCTGCTACTGATTTAGCTGAGTTCGATGCTATTTTAGCTGAGTT